TCTATGACTATGGATGATGGTTAGTTGTAGGATACGAAGAAGGAAAGCTTTGTAGATATTCTCGATCAGGTTCGTAAATATTACTTTGAGTTCCATGGGAGTAATGGGTTAGGTTGTATTAGCCTTGGAATACAACTCTAGTAACAATGTAACAGTAACTACACAACAACCAATGATGGGACAAGAAGGGGTGATCGAATGGACGTCACGTAAGTGCGAAGTAATGTTTCGAATCCTGTGAGAGTATATCGTTAAGCAAAGCTCTAATAGAAGTAAGTAAGTGCTGGCTAGTTTTTTTGGCTGGCTTTTAGGACAAGGTTCCAGCGTGTTTTTTCTGAAACAAGGTTCCAAAACTCTCATTCGGGAGCGGGGTCTGGGTCTACCGGAGTAAGGGGTGCCATGAGTGAGTGGTATAGACAAAATATTTTCTGAAAAAAATTTTACAAAAAAATATTTACCCTATAAAGTAGATAAGTATGGATAGCAAGCACTTAATGCAGATAAATTTTTTATTATTTTTATTAATTGCTTTATTCCTATACACTAGCTAAGCATGAGCACAAAGAAATGTGCGGGATGCAGTAAATCGTTCCCCAAAGAGAAATTTAAGTCGTCTAATGCTAAAGGAGTTTTTTATCGAACCCGTTGTATTTCATGCCGTACTACCGAAAGGAACAAAAGTAAAAGCAAAACACCCGAAGCATATTTGAAAAGTCTTTATCACCACCTAAAGTATTCGCGTACTAAGAATGATAATGTAGTCTGGGAGATTGAAGCAGAAGATTTAATACTTCTTTGGGATAAACAATCCGGCAAATGTGCACTAACTAATTTATATATGACATATCATAAGGATGGGCAAGGTAAAAAAGATTTGAACGCATCTATTGATAGGATTGACCCACAAGTTTGGTATATACCGAGCAATTTGCAGCTAGTTTGTAGCAGAGTAAATATAATAAAACACACCTTAAGTGAAGACCTTTTGTACTGGTGGTGTAAAAATATAGTAGAATTCAAAGAAAATGACTGATAACACAGAAAATTTTGACCAAGAAAGGGCTGAGCTTCAGTCTCATTATCCTTACGCAGATGTAAAACTAAATGAGCTAAGTGTCCAAGAAGAACGTCTTATTTTATTTCATTTACGTGGTATGTCTAAAGCTGCCGCTGGTCGTGCCGCTGGCTACAGAGATAACGAACATATATATAAGGTATTTAAAAAACCTGCTGTACAAAAGATGGTGGCCAAGATGCGTGATGAGTTTAAAGAAGAAATTAAATTCGATAAACAACAAGCTACTTCTATGTACTTAGAAGCGCACCGTAAATCAGCAACCGCAACCGAAGAAAAAGTTATTACCGATTCATTGTGCAAGCTCCACGGTCTATTTGCTCCAGAACATGCTACTCAAATTAATATTAATCTAGACAGAGCAGTTGAACAGTTAGAAAAACTACCTGATGCTGAGTTGTTAAGAATAGCCGGAACAGATAACCAATACTTAATGCCTAAAAAAGATGGAAATAAAGAAGACTGAATGTACAACGTGTAAAGCGTTACACCCAGATACCCTATTCCCAAGTTCTGATGGTATTTGTGTCTACTGTAAAGCCGATGAAGCAGAACGTATTGAACCAAAAAAGGTTGAAGAACCCGAAGTTCAAACTAAAGAACAAAGTGACCAAGAAAAAGCCCAAAAAGAATTAGCTTTACGAGCTTTATCACGTAAGCACTTATTACCATTTGTTGAAAGATTTAATTCAGACTATCAAGCAGGTTGGGTACATAAAGATATTTGTCTAAGACTTGAAAAATTTAGTCAAGATGTTAATGATAAGAAGTCACCAAGACTAATGTTGTTTATGCCACCTCGACATGGTAAATCTACCTTAGCTTCTGTTGCCTTCCCAGCTTGGCATTTAGGTAAGAATCCTGAACATGAATTTATTAGTTGTTCCTACTCTGGATCGTTGTCCATGAACTTTAGTCGTAAGGTCCGTCAACAATTAAGAGAGCCTAATTTTAAAAATGTCTTTTCTGGAGTATCGCTCGACCCTAGTTCGCAGTCCGTGGAATCTTGGAATACAACCAAGGGCGGTGGTTATGTAGCTGCTGGTGTCGGTGGTGGTATTACCGGTAAAGGTGCGCACGTGTTAGTCATCGACGACCCAGTAAAAAACAGAGAGGATGCTGAATCCGAACACAATCGAGAGTCTGTGTGGGATTGGTATACCTCAACTGCTTACACAAGGTTAGCACCAGGAGGCGGTGTACTAGTAATTTTAACCCGATGGCATGATGATGATTTAGCTGGACGTTTGTTACAAGCAGGAGCCGGCGGTGCCGATCAGTGGGAAGTTGTTAAGTATCCAGCTTTAGCAGAAGAAGACGAAGAATTTAGGGAGCAAGGCGAAGCGCTTCACCCAGAAAGATATAGTGCCGAGGCTCTGACGCAGATTCAAAAAGCGGTAGGTCCAAGAGACTGGTCAGCTCTGTATCAGCAGAACCCAGTCAACGATGAAGGTGAATACTTCAACCGAGAAATGATTAGGTATTACGGAGAAGATGAAGTAGACTTAGACAGATTACGCTATTACTGCGCATGGGATTTGGCCATTGGTCAACGCGAACGTAATGACTACTCCGTTGGACTAGTTGTTGGAGTTGACGAATACGATAATTTATATGTAGTTGATTGTGTAAGAGGAAAGTACGATGGTTTTGAACTCGTCGAACAAATCCTTGATCTATATGAGACTTGGCGACCCCATGTTGTAGGTATAGAGAAAGGACATATAGAGATGGCATTAGGACCTTTTTTACAGAAACGTGTACGCGAACGTGGACTTAACGAAGCTTACTTTAAAGATTTAAAAGTAGGTCGAAGAGATAAAGAAGCAAGAGCACGTGCGATTCAAGGTAGGATGCAACAAGGCATGGTATACTTTCCGCAAGACCCAGTATGGGTAGGACCGCTTATTGCGGAACTTTTGCGTTTTCCTAATGGTGTACATGATGACCAAGTAGATGCGCTAGCCTGGATTGGACTGATGATGACAGAATTTGCTACTTTTGTAGAAAGAATAGAACATGAACCTTCTTGGCGAGATAAACTAAAGTTTATTGCTAAAGGAGATAAAAAAACTAAAAGCGCTATGAGTTCTTAATGGATTACAGCAAGAAGAAAAAAAGATTAAGTAAAGAAGAGGAGCATTTAATCGCTTCCAATCAATTCGAACGTTACGAGCGCGCGCGTGACAATGGACACCTAGAATATGTTGAAACCGCAAAAAAATGTGATGCGTTTTATCGTGGTAATCAGTGGGACCCTGCTGATGTTGCTAGTTTAGACGATGAAGGACGTCCAGCCTTAACAATTAATACAATACTACCCACCGTTAACACTGTGTTAGGGGAACAAAGTACTCGAAGAGCAGATGTTAGTTTTAAACCAAAAGGTAATGGTACGCAAGAAATTGCTGATGTACTAAGTAAACTATATATGCACATTGCTGATACTAATAAGCTAGATTGGTTAGAATCTCAAGTATTTGCTGATGGTCTTATTCAAGATCGTGGTTATTTTGATGTTCGAATAGATTTTGACGATCACATACAGGGTGAAGTACGTATAACTACTAAAGACCCATTAGATATCCTAATTGATCCAGATGCAAAAGAATATGACCCAAAAACTTGGAATGAAATATTTGAAACCAAGTGGATGAGTTTAGATGAGATTGAAGAACAATATGGGCAAAAGAAAGCCGATGAATTAAGAGTAGCCGCAGAGTATGGCAATACTATGGGTCAAGATTCTGTTGAATATGAAGAAACTCGATATGGTGATACTTACTCAGGCGTAGAATACAACCAAAGCAGTACAACTAACCCAGAAGAAAACAGACAGTTACGTTCTGTTAGAGTTATTGAAAGGCAATATTACCAACTTAAAGACTGTACTTATTATGTTGACCGAGTAACTGGTGACATGCGACCTGTACCTACTAGTTGGAGTAAACGCAAGCTTGAAAAATTCGCTGATGACTATGGTTTAGACATGTTATCTAGAAAAGACCGTAAAGTACGTTGGACTGTGACTGCAGATAAACTTGTGTTACATGATGACTGGTCTCCATATACTTTTTTTACTATTGTCCCTTATTTCCCATACTGGCGAAGAGGTAGACCATTTGGTATGGTAAGAAACTTAATATCCCCACAAGAACAGTTAAATAAAATTAGTTCTCAAGAACTACACATTGTTAACACTACAGCTAACAGTGGGTGGATTGTAGAAACAGGCTCATTACAAGGTATGACGGCCGATGATTTAGAAGAACACGGTGCGGAAACTGGATTAGTATTAGAATTTAATCGTGGGTCTTCACCACCAGCGAAAATACCGCCAAATCAAATACCTTCAGGGTTAGATCGTTTAGGGCAAAAAGCTGCGGCTAATATAAAAGCTATTAGTGGTATTAGTGATGCTATGTTAGGTACGGATAGTGCTGAAGTATCAGGTATTGCTATACAAGCAAAACAAAATAGAGGTGTCTTGATGATTCAAGTACCTTTAGATAATTTACAAAAGACTAGACAATATCTAGCTGAACATATTTTAAAAGTTGTACAACAATATTATACTGAAGAACG